TTTGGTGTAGAGTCAAAAGAAGTAGAACAAGCTTTATTGCAAGTTCAATCTGCTATGGCTTTATCGCAAGGCTTACAAGCAGTTGGAGAAAGTATTGATAGTTTTAAGCAATTAGGTAGCGTTATTGCAAATAGCACAACATTCTTAAAGGCAAATGAGATGGCTAACAAAGCTACTGCGTTTGCTATGAGGCTATTTGGTGTAAGTGTAGAAGCTACATCTGTTTCTTTTAAGGTTCTTAAAGGTGCTATTGCTGCAACAGGTTTAGGTTTACTTGTTGTAGCCATTGGAGAAATAGTTGCTGCGTTCCAGAATTATAGTAGTGCAGCAGAAAAGGCAGCAGAAAAACAAAAGCAACTTAACGATACTATTGTTAAAGGAGCAAAAATTGCATTAAAGGCAGAGCAAGAATTTTTAGCTAATCAAGAAAAACTAGATATTGCAAGAGCAAAGTCAAGAGGTGCAACTGAACAAGAAATATTTGAAATAGAACAAAGATATAGAAAATTAAAAGCTGAATCTCAAATAAGATTTTGGAAAGAAACAAAAAATGCTGATATAGAAGGAGCGCAAAGTGCAGCAGCAGAAGTTGAAAAAATTAACACAGAGGCAGAGGTTGCTAAATTAGATTTTCAAAATAAACAAGCAGCAGCAAGAAAAGCTCAAAATGATAAATTAGCAGAAGAGGAATCTGCTAGAATAGAAAAGCAAATTGAAGACGAAAAAAGGCTAACAGAAGAATATTTAGCTGAGTATGACAAGAGAAGGAAAGATGCAGTAAATGCTAAAATTTTAACACAAAAAGAGATTGGGAAACTAGACCAAGAAGAAAGGTTAAGGCAGGAACAGGAGAACAATAAAATCTTTGATAATCAAATTTCATTACTAGGTAAAACAAAAAACTTTACTTTACAAGCTATTCAAACGCAACAAAAAGCGAATGAAGACGCAGCTAAAAATATAAACTCTGTAAATAAATGGTTAGCATCTGAGGATAAGAAAAGATTAGATGCAAAGGTTGCGGACACACAAAGCGCATTATTTTTACTTAGTGCAATAGTAGATCAAAATAGTGTAGCCGGAAAAGCTATTGCGGTTGCACAAGCAATCATCAATACTTATCAAGGTGCTACAAAGGCATTAGGTCAGGGTGGTGTTCTTGGTTTTGTAGGTGCGAGTGCGGTAATTGCTGCCGGTTTAATAAACGTTAAAAAGATTGTTAGTACAAATATTCCTTCTGCAAAGGGTACAGGTACAGTAGGCGGTGGAGCTTCTGCACCAAGCCTATCAGCAGGAGCACCAATAGCACCCCCACAACCACAAGCACAAACAACTACCTTAGATAACCAGACAATCAACGCAATAGGCAACCAAGCCGTTAGAGCTTACGTTGTAGAGAACGATGTAACGAGTAACCAACAACGTATCGCAGCTATAAGACAAAGGGCAAGGTTTGGTTAAATGATAACAAATTAAAACACTTAATATTTAAGATTATGGACTTACCTGTTTATTTATTAGACATTAGCGAGGATATGAATGACGATGCAGAGGTAGATTACGTTGCATTAGTTGACAGACCGGCTATACAAAAGAATTGGAATGCTTTTAAGAACCAACAACGCTTTGAAGTGGTTAGTGAGGATAAGCGCATTATTAGCGGACCAATAATGTTGTCGGATGTGCCGATATTTCGCAGTGATTCTACCTATGGAGATTATTATGTAGTTTTTACTAAGGAAACGATATTTAAGATTGCTCAAAAGTTTTTCAAAAGAGGCTACCAATCAAACGTTAATTTGATGCACTCTCCTAACGCACAGGTAGAAGGTGTTACTATGTTTGAGAGCTTTATTACAGATCAAAGCAGAGGCATACAACCAATGAAGGGTTTTGAAGATGCTCCTGACGGCTCGTGGTTTGGTTCGTTCAAAGTAGATAATGAGAACGTGTGGAACGATGTTAAAGAGGGCAAATTTAAGGGGTTTAGCGTAGAAGGGTTGTTTACCTACAAGACTAAGCCAAGCAAAGAACAAGAACTTATGAATGCAATAAAGGAAATATTGCAACGAGTTAAATGATAAACAAAATCTTTTATTAATATTTAATCAAAAAGAATGATGAACGCAAAAGATGCAATTATGCAAATTAGGGCTTTGTTCGAAGATATGCCACCGGTAGAAGCACCTGCTCCTGTTGAAGAGGCTATTGACGAAGTACCTGTTACATTTTCTGAGTATAGTCTTATGGATGGTACAAAGATTATGATTAGCGAATTAGCTATCGGTGGAGAGGTTACATTAGCAGACGGAAGTCCTGCTCCTGTTGGCGAACACCAATTAGCAGACGGCACTAAAATAGTATTAGACGAAGCCGCTAAAATTTTATCTATTGAAACACCAGAAGCAGAAGCAAAAGAAGCTGACGAAACACCTGCTGAAATGGGTAAGAAAATGGATGAGAAGATGGCTGACGAAATCGCAAGTTTAGTAGCTGAAAATGAAAATCTTAAAACACAAGTAGCACAATTAGAGGCAAAAGTTAAGAATGGTTTTAGTCAAGTAGCTGAACTTATAGAAGCACTTACTAAGACACCTAACGCTGAACCTATTGCGCAGCCAAAACAAACATTTGGTTCTAACGTAACTACAAAGGAAATGAAGTACGAAAGAATCGAAAAATTTAGAAACGCTTTATTAAACAAATAAAAATAAAATAAAATGGGATTTGATGTATCTGCATTAGCAAACTATACAAAAGAAAACGAAGCTCTACTTGTAACTTCATCTGTATTGGGTGCAAAAACTGCTTCTCTTATTAAGAGTGCAGGAAACGTTATGGTTGGCGTAAAGTCAAGCGAAAAGATTAACATTATGGAAACTGACGCTATCTTCCAAGATGGTGCTTCTTGCGGGTTCAACGCGTCTGGCTCGACGACTTTTACGCAGCGCACGGTAACTCCTGGCAAGATTAAGCTAAATGAAGCTCTTTGCCCGAAGGACTTAGAAGCTAAGTATTTACAAAAAGCTTTACCTACCGGTTCTTATTATGATTCTATTCCTTTTGAGCAAGAGTATAGCGAAAAGAAAGCTAAGACTATCGCTGCTCAATTAGAAACTGCTTTATGGCAAGGTGACACTACAAGTGTAAACGTAAACTTAAACAAGTTCGATGGTCTTGTTAAGTTAATCGGTGCTGCTTCTGGTGTTGTTGCTGCAAACGCTTCTACTTATATTAGTGGTGCTCCTTTAAGCTCTATTACTGCTGCAAACGTAATCTCTATCTTTGATGGTGTTTACCAAGCAATTCCTGCAAAAGTTGTAGCTGCTGACGATATGACTATCTTCTGTGGTCAAGATTTATTCCGCACTTATACTGTTGCTCTTAAAAACAGTGGTTCTTTCAATTACCAAATTGATGTAAAAGCTGATAGCGAATTTGTACTTCCTGGTACTACAATCAAAGTTGTAGCAGTTGCAGGTCTTAACGGAACTAACAAAGTTTACGCTATGCGTTTATCTAATATGTTCTTAGGTACAGACTTATTGAACGAAGAAGAGAAGTTTGAGATTTTCTATGCAAAAGAAGCTGACCAAGTACGTTTTGTATCTCAGTTTAAGATGGGTGTAAACATTGCCTTCCCTGACGAAGTAGTGAAGTTTATTCTTGCATAATTTATAGGGGGGTTGAAATATGCCCCCCAATTTTTTCAAACTAATTTAATTCAATAACAATGGCTTGTGCTTTAACTCAAAATTATACCTTAGACTGTAAAGACAGTTTAGGTGGTATAACCGAAGTTTATTTTATGGCAGCAGGAGATGTTACCTCTACAACTGAGGCGAGTGGTGTAATTACTGCTCTTGTAAAAGCATCTGGCAAGAAGTTCTTTAAGTACGAACTTGTAAAAGGCACTTCTCAATTAGTTGAGAATGTTAATGCAAACGTACAAAACGGAACTATCTTTTATGCTCCTGAATTAACTATCGTATTAAACAAATTACAGGCTAACACAAGAAACGAAATCTTGTTATTAGCTCAAAACACATTAGTAGCAGTAGCCAAAGACAACAATGGCAAATACTGGTACTTAGGTAAAACAAGAGGCTTAGACCTTACCGCAGGTAACTCAGGTACAGGTACTGCCGAAGGAGATAGAAGTGGTTACACTTTAACCTTCACAGGTGCGGAAGCAGCCCTTGCACCAGAGGTAAACTCTACTGTGGCAGGTCAATTAACTACCGCAGGTTCTTAGGTTGTTTTGGTTTTGTATATAGATGCCCTCGGACTTAATTGTTCGGGGGTTTTTTATTTTGCAAACAATCATCATAGTTTATATTTATAGTTGTGATAAGACTTAACAAGGGGCAAACCCAAAATATAATCCTTACCTTGACTGAGAAGCAGCTTTTAACAAGTCCGAACTATCTATTCATTTTCGAGAATAGATCAACGAATACGGACATCAAATTTGTAAGGCTAAACAACACGGATATAAGTGCATACAAAGAAAGGTACAACGAGTTTACTATTGTTGTAAATAGCTTCTTTAATACGGCATTAAACGGGCAATATACCTATACAATCTACGAACAAGCAAGTACTACCAACACAGACCCAACAGGCTTAAACTTGCTAGAAACCGGCATTATGGAGCTAACGGGAACTACTATATCATTCACAGAATACGAAACAACAAGCACATTCACAATTAGACAATAATGGAAATACAAGTATTGACATTTGCGGAAGCAAAGCAACCGGAATATAAAGAGAAAAAAGGAGAAGGGTATATGCAGTATGGTCAAAATAATGACTATCCTCAATACTTATTAGACTTGTTTAACAAATCAGCCAAGCACAATGCTATCATTAGAGGCAAAGTGAACTACATTGTAGGTAACGGATGGGTAGGCGAAGAGGCTATTGTTAAGAAAGTAAATAGAGAGGAGACCCTTAACGACCTTACTAAAAAGGTTGCTTTGGACTTAGAGTTATTTGGCGGTGCTTATATCCAAGTTATTTGGAGTGTAATGGGTGCGCAGATAGCTGAGTTATGGCATTGCGACTATACAAAGATTAGAACTAACAAAGACAACACGCAGTTCTGGTATAAAGAGGACTGGAAGGCTACACGCAACCAAGAGAAAGCAGAGATATACAATGCGTTTAACCCTGCTAACCCTTATGGAGTACAGATACTTTATGTAAAAGAATATAGACCGGGAATGAACGTTTATAGCCTTCCTGGTTATTTCGGTGCGCTTAATTATATTGAAAGTGATGTAGAAGTAAGTAAGCACGTTTTAGGAAATGCTCAAACCGGGTTTTCTGCTAGTAAACTTATTACTTTACCAAACGGAGAGCCAAGTCCTGATGAGAAACGTGCAGTAAGCAGACAGTTCGACAATATGTATACCGGTGCAGACGGCAAAAAGTATTTACTTGCTTTTGTAAACGATGCAACTAGAAAGCCTATTGTTGATGACTTGGGTGCGAGTGATTTAACCAAAGAAGATTTTGGCAGAGTAGATGAGTTAATACAGACTAACATTTTTAGCGGACACCAGATTACAAGTCCTGACTTATTCGGTATCGCAGTACCTGGACAATTAGGAAACAGACAACAGATGCGTGATAGCTATGAGATATTTAATAACACTTATGTACGCTACAAGCAAATGCAGATTGAAGGTGTATTTAATATGCTAGGTCAATATGCAGGAGTTACAGTAGAATTAAAGTTGCAGCCGGTAGACCCTATCGGAATTGATTTTAGTGAGAATGTTATTTTACAGGTAGCACCAAAAGAGTGGATTTTAGAGAAGCTTGGTATAGACCCTACACAATACGGAATGCCTCTTGAAACAGAGCAGCCTATGGCAGCAAGTCCTTTAAGTGTAAACGAGCATATCAAAGGCTTGAAGGGTAGAGAGTGGCAGAATATGCAGCGTATTATTAGAGATTTTAATAAGGGTAAGATTACAAGAGAACAAGCAAGTTCTATGCTTAAAGGTGGTTATGCTTTAAGTGATGAGGAAGTTAGTACTTGGCTTGGTGCTGAGGATTTAGAATTTAGCGAGGAAGATTATCAAGTTTTCTTTGAGTTCGGAGATGACAGAAACGCTTATGAAGTTCTTAAAAGCAAAACAAGATTTAGCGATGATGAGGACTATCAGGCTTTTGCTGATGTAACTCAGTTGCAGTCTAATATCTTAGATTTAATTGTTAAGGATAAGAGAATAACCCCAGAAGTAATTGCTGACACTTTGAAGGAAGATGTAGGTGCAGTTAAGCGTGTGATTGATCTATTAATTGAGAAGGGGTTTATTAAGACTAGCGAAGTAAAGCAGGGAAAAGGTATTGATAGTAACATCATTATTGAAAGACAATTAACTGCTCCTATAAGCAAGATTGTAGAAGCTATAAAGCCTGAGACTACTCAGATTTTAATTAGATATAGCTATGAGTGGAAGGCAGGTTTTAATGATAGCGATTTAGATACAAGCAGACCTTTTTGCAAGTATTTAGTTACTGCTAATAAGTTTTATACTCGTAGCGAGATAGAAATGATGAGTGCAAGATTAGGTTATTCTGTATGGGATAGACGAGGCGGTTGGTACACTAAGCCGGGTACAAATAAACATAGTCCAAGTTGCAGACACGAGTGGCGTTCAAACATAGTTAAAAGAAAATAAAGATGAGCTTAAACACATTATTCATAAGCGTACAGAATATAAAAGACAGGTCAGGTTTACACGCTAACGTAGACGAGAAACTTGTATTACCTGAGATTAAAACTGCACAGGATATTTATATCCTACCGGCTCTTGGTAGTGCTTTATATAACAGACTACAAGCAGGGATAACGGCTAACAACTTAAACGCTAACGAAGTAATTTTATTAGATAATTATATTGCAGATACCTTAGTACACTATGTACTTAGTGAGCTTCCAATGGGTTTATCTTATCAGTTCTATAACAAAGGCTTGTTAAGAAAAGGCGGAGAGAATACCGAGAACCCTTCTATGCAGGACATGATTGACGTGGCTAATAGATATAAGACAAGAGCTGAGTTTTACAAGCAAAGACTTATTAAATACTTAAAAGAATATTCTACACTTTATCCTGAGTACTTAAATCCAGGAAGCGGCATTGATGCAATACACCCAGAGAACGATGCTTACACAACTAGCATCTGGCTTGGCGATTATGATTGCTGTGCAGGTAAGAGCTTCGAAGAGTTATATCAAGGAGACAAAGGGTGTAGTGGCTGCTAAATATGAGTAAAGTAACAACAATTAAAAACCAAAATAAACTGCGTGTTTATTTAGAAAAAATTAAGAATGAGCCTAACACTCAATCAAATAGTAAAGCAAATAACGACACTCGGAAACGACCACGAACAAATTAACTTTGTTTACTTCGGCGATGTGTGGGAACGTTTAAGCAACGGAGAGGTAACTTATCCGGCTATGTTCTACACTTTAACGGGTGCTAATATCCAAGCAAAGCAAATAGAGTTTCAATTTAGTTTGTACTTTATGGATCGTATGCTAATGGAAGAGAGCAACGAAACCGAAGTTCTTAGTGATATGACTTTGGTAGGTCAAGACATAGTAGCTCAGTTAAGATACCCCAAAGCAATTTGGGATATTGGCGATAACGCAGCTATGACTTATTTTACCGAGAGCGACCCTGACTATCTTGCAGGAGTTAAGATAGATATTACAATGGAATTACCTTACTTAAACGATAGATGCGCCGTACCATCTATATACGCATATTAATGGCTTGTGTATATAGACATATTAGGCTTGATAAAAATGAGCCATTTTACATTGGTATTGGCAAAGATACTAAAAGAGCATTCTATAAACTTAGAAGGAATGGATTGTGGAATAACATAGTTGCAAAGTCGGAATATGAAGTAGAAATACTTATGGAAGATATAAGCTATCAAGAAGCATTAGAAAAAGAAAAAGAGTTTATTTCTTTATATGGCAGAATAGATAAAAAGACAGGAACTTTAGCTAATTTAACAGATGGTGGAGAAGGAACGATTGGTGCAATTAGAAGCGAAGAATATAGAAAAAATGTAAGCAAATCTTTAACAGGTAGAAAAATACCTCGTGAAATAGTTGAAAAAATTAGGAACACAAATAAAGGAAGAGTATTTAGTGCGGAAAGAAATAAAAAAATATCTGAGGCACGAAAAGGCGTAAAGAGACCATATATGCAATATGGGGAACACCCAAATGCAATAAAAGTTTGTAATAGTGTTACTGGAGAATGTTATAATTCTATGAAAGAAGCGTCTGAAAAGACAGGAATTAAATATTCAACTTTAGCAGGAATACTTAATAGGTCTAAAAAAAATAAAACAAACTTATACATACTAAAATGATAGGAAAAAAGATTAACCAATTAGCTACCGAGTTAGCACCAGTTAGCACCGATTTAACTATTATAGGAGACCCGACAACAGGAGTAAGTAAGAAGATTACACTTGCTCAATTAGGTGCGATATTTAGCGGTGCGGTTTCATTTTATACTAACCTTGCAGGCTTCCCTGCAACGGGCGATATTAACGTTATCTATTGTGCTAAAGACACGCAGAAACTTTACTTATGGAGTGGCTCGGCTTATGTAGAAGTATTCCCTTCACAAGCTTTATTAGATACTTACCAATTAAGAAGTGAGAAAGGCAACGCCAATGGTTATGCTTCATTGGATAGTCAAGGGAAAGTTCCTATTAGTCAGCTACCAAGTTCTATTATGGAATATAAAGGAACTTGGAGTGCAGCGACTAACACCCCTACTTTAGCAAACGGAACGGGCGACACGGGAGATGTTTATATTTGTAATGCAGCAGGAACAGTGAACTTCGGGGCGGGTGGGATTACTTTTGCGGTTGGCGATTATGTGATCTATTCAGGAAGTATTTGGCAGCGTTCAAGCGGAGCAGTAGGTACAGTTACAAGCGTAGCGGTATCAAGAAGCGGAGATGCTTTAGCAATTACTGGAAGTCCTGTAACTACAAGCGGAACTATTAACGTAGGCTTTGCAGGTAATAGCACTCAATACATCAACGGAGCAGGTAACTTAGTTACGTTTCCTGGAGTAATTAATGAAGCACAAAATTTAATTACTGAAGTTTACAATAAAACAGGAGCGACTTTAACAAAGGGAACTGTTGTTTACATCAATGGTGGACAAGGAAACTTACCGGCAGTTACTAAGGCTTTAGCAACGGGCGATAGTACAAGCGCACAAACTTATGGAATAGTACGAAACGATATTACGAATAATAACAACGGCTATGTAGTTGTTGCAGGTCGCATAAGCGATTTAGATACTCAAGCATACACAGAAGGTACTCAACTTTATTTAAGTCCTACAACGGCAGGTACTTTTACAAGTACAAAACCTTACGCACCTCAGCACTTAGTTTATGTAGGTATCGTAGTAAGGGCGCACCCGACACAAGGGGTTGTAGAGGTTAAAATACAAAACGGATATGAGTTAGACGAACTTCATAATGTAGCTGCTCAAAGTCCAAGCAACGGAGATATTTTACAATATGTATCAAGCACAAGTTTATGGACTAAGGTTGCAGGTACAACTTCAAACATAGCGGAAGGCAGTAACTTATATTACACCGATGCTCGTAGCCGTGCAGCATTAAGTTTTACGGCAGGTAGTGGTGCTTACAATTCTACTACGGGTGTTATTACTATCCCTACGAATACAAACCAATTAACTAACGGAGCAAACTTTATTACACTTGCTTCTTTAAGTGCAGGTGCAGGGATAAACTATAATAACACAACGGGAGTAATTGCTTCTACTATTACGCAATATACAGATGCTTTGGCAAGGGCAGCCATTAGCTTAACAACAACGGGAACAAGCGGAGCAGCTACATATAATAGCACAACTGGTGTTTTAAACGTACCTCAATACGCACCCGATTTAAGCGGATATGTTCCAACAA